CTTACAATAAAACCGCTGGATATAGATAAATTCAAACAAGCTACAGGTAACAAATATGAAGAAATATATAGAGTGTTTGAGTTTTATACAAATAAAGGTTATACGATTTATTCCGAGATAGGAGTATTTGACCCTGTTCTGTTAATAAGTGGTACTATAGATATTCTATGTATCCGAGATAATGACTTCGTTATTCTAGATTGGAAAACTAATAGAGACGGTTTGAAGTTTGAAAGCGGTTATTATAAAAAAGATAAAACTACTATTCCTAATCAACTAACTAATGAGTGGGTTCGTAAAAATGATAAAATGCTTCCTCCTCTTAACCATTTAGATGAATGCAATGGTAGTCATTATACTATGCAATTAAGCATTTATGCTAGACTTGTCGAGAGAATACTTGAAATTCCTTGTGTCGGTTTAGGATTATGTCATATAGGTTCTCCGTTTGTTCTTAATGAATACGGACAACCTTTTAGAGATAAAGACGGTTATCATGTTGACCCAAACGGAACAGAAACCATTAATTGGTATCGTATTAATTATCTTCGTAAAGAAGCTGATGCAGTGTTTGCTGACAGAATGCTTTATTTAAGAAGTATGAAAATACAAAAACAAAAAGAAAATACAAATCAAACAACTTTAGACTTTTAAGATATGACTAAAAATGATTTATTTTATAAAGTTGCTAAAGCTGACCTTGAGGCTACGTTAAAAGCTAAAGGGTATGCTTATTTCACAAAAGGTCAATATAATTTGAACATAATTGGTGTTCGTAAGAATAACAATAATAAAGTAACTAACAAGTACGATGATATACTTGTTGTTAGTTATACAAATGGTAATGGTCGTCAAAGGTTCTTTTATAATATTACTACGGAGCCTGGGGATTACTATATGAGAAAGAAACTTGGCAATCCTAAAGGTACTGCTATTTTAATTCCTGGCCAATATAGAGGTTGTTGGGAACTTGGAAAGCACAATGGTAAATACAAAGCATTAGTTCAACGTAAACCTGTTAAAGTATATCGTGATGGAAACAAAGATGATAAATATGATTTAGACCCTCATAAATCTGATATTGGAGTTTTTGGAATAAATATACATCGCAGTAACGAAGGTTTTACTAGAGGCACTGTTGATATGTATTCTGCAGGTTGTCAAGTTTTTAATGACCCTAATGATTTTAAAAAGTTTATTGACATTTGTGAAAAACAAGCTGCTAGATATGGTAACAGTTTTACTTACACTTTGATAAACGAAGAGGACTTAATATGATTAAAAAAGATGTTTTAGAAATAATAATTACTGCTGTAATTATTGCTGTTTTTTCTTTTATTTTAGGTTATGGCTCTGGTAGACATTCTGTAAAACAAACTTCAAATACCACGCCTGTAAAAGAAATGAGATACATTGATACGCTATATATTAACAATGAAATTATAAAATATAAAGTTAAATATTTAGATAGTATAAGATATGAAAAAGTTTACGAAGTTCGTGCTCTTGATGATAGTGCTACAGTTAGGTTGTTTTACGAGTTATGCTCAAAGTGACACAATCACAATCCCTCTTACAGGCGAGAAAGATTCTGCTTTAGTTCCTATTGAACTCCTCCGTATAGCTAATTCTAAAATGATAGATTTAGAGTATGAAAAAGAAATTAATACGCATCTTAGAAGTATTATTCAAAACGATTCTGTTCGTTATAATGCTTTACTTGATAGCCATGACTATTATGAAAACAAATCTTTAGAGTGTGAAGAAGCGTATAGTAGAGATACTAGAAAATACAAAAAACAAAGAAATATATTTGCTGGAACAACAGGAGGTCTTCTAATAATACTCGCTATAATATTGCTTTAATGGATACTGCTACTGAAAAATACATACAAGAATATCCTTTTCTTCAATACATAAAAGAAGATAAAAGTCATTATAAGCACGCTAAAGATGCTGGTTATGATGACCCTGATGATTTGTTTCTTATTGGAGAAAGTGGTGGTTTTTTGTTAAATATTCAACCAGGTGATAGATTTGTAAATACTCATCTTTTTACAGAAGCTGCTGATTTTTATAGAGAAAACAAAGTTTATACAACTTTCAAACAAGACAGCATACCTCATAGACAATGGAGAAAAAGAGAAGAATATAGAAGGTTGCATGGTTATTCAGCACCATGTCTTCTTCGTAATGGAGTTCTTCAAGAAGTGAGAATTACTGGTTCTCATTACAATTTCATAAATTATACTATGATGGAACAGCTTGACGATTCTAGCGTTAAACAAAATGTCAAAGCTGCACAAAAGAAATATGATATTCCTAAATTCATTGATGCTCAGTTTTGGACATTTCATGTAATGGAATTTTGTGTTAGAAACGGTTTCCATTTAATAATAGATAAAACTCGTCGTGGAGGTTTTTCTTATATAATGGCTGCTGATACAGCAAATACACTTAATCTGAAAGCTCGTAAAACAGCTATCCATGTAGCTGCTGATAAAAAGTATCTTACAAAAATTGGAGGTCTTACTGATTTTACTCTAAATAATCTTCGTTTTTATGAAACAAAAACTCCTTTTGTTAGGGGTATTCTTTCAACAGATAAAGAAAACTTTACATTGGGTTTTAAACTACCTAATGGATTGGTATCGCCTAAATCTTGGAATAGCGGTCTTTTTTCTGTTTCTGCAATGAATAATCCTAACTGTGCTATCGGTAAAGACGCTATAAATGTAAAAGTAGAAGAGTTGTCTGAAATGGACAACTTTGATGATTTTATGGCTGTTACAAACCCTGCTATGAGTACTGGTGAATATGTCACTGGTAATCTTTTTTGTTGGGGTACAGCAACTGCTGGTAACATGCAAGTGTTTGAGAGAAATTTTTATAGTCCCAAAGCTAGTAATTTCATGCCTTTTGAAAATGTTTGGGACAAAGATTCTAGAAATGAAGTTTGTGGTTATTTTAAACCTTATGTTTGGGGTCTTCAAGCTGAAGCTAGAGGCCTTAAAGCGTTAGATGAATTTGGAAATTCTGATGTAGAAGTTGGTTTAGAAGTTGCCTTTATAAAAAGAGAACAAGTTAAAGCAGATTCTAAAACTTTTGCTGATTATATAAACTATTTAGGGCAATATGCCAATATGCCTATAGAGTCTTTTAGTTCTACTACTGAAAATATATTTAGTAGTGAAGAGCTTATGGCTTGGGAAGAAAGACTTAAAAATGATACTGCTTTTAGATTTTATGTTGACGGTACATTGGTAGAAAAGAATGGTAATGTAGAATTTAAAACAAATGAAAGAATAGCTGCAGAAGGTGGTAAACTTAATGTGGACTTTTTCGAATGGATTGAGGGTGTTCCTAGAAAACCTCATGAGCATCCTCATGGATGTATAAGAAAATGGTTTAATCCTCAAAAGTTTTATCATGTAGATAAAGATGGCAATGAAGTACTTGGAATACCAGTAGGTATGTATTCTATTAGTTATGACCCTGTTGGTGTTAATAAAGAAAGAGCAGCTATAACAAACAAACATTCTCATAACAGTATCAAAGTATGGATGAACCCAAATAAATATAATGGATTTAAAACAGCTTTAGTTGCTGCATATTATGGTCGTCCAGAAAAACTTGAAGAAGCTGATAGAATTTGTTATCTTCTTGCTAGATACTACAACTGTATTGGTACTGTTGGAGTTGAGGTAAACCGAGGAGAAACTGTTAGTAATTTTAGTAAATGGAAAGCTACAAAATATTTAATGAAAGACCCTGTTCAACTTTGGGATACGTCATTAAAAGGTGCTGTTACTGCTACTTATGGTGTAAACATGGGAGGTGGTGATGGTGCTGGTGGAACTAAAAAACTCGAAGGTTTACGATTGTTAAAGGAAATGTTATATTCCGAAATTGGTAAAGACGAACTTGGAAATACAAAAAGAGTATTTCATACAATTTACGATTATCAAAGTATTCTAGAACTTAAGAAATGGAATAGTATGGGAAACTTTGATAGGGTTTCTGAAATGATTATTCGAGCTTTACAATGGAAACTTACAGACGTTGAAGCTGCTAGAGAATTAGAACATAGAAAGAAACTTATAGATAGAAATCATATATTAAAAAGAGATTGGTTTTAAAATTATAATATTACATTTGATAAAACCATTAGCAATAAACACAAATAAACAAAAATATAAAATTATGGTTGAAAAATTTAATAAAACAGAATTACTTGACCGTTACAGTAAAGTGATAGATAAAGCAAATGAATTTTTAGATAAAGAAGACGTTCAAAAAGTTAAAAAGATGGCTAGCGATGCTAAAGGCGATAAAGCCAAAAATCAAGTTTGGATTTCTGAAACAATGGGTTTGCAGGAGAAATACTGTGAGTTTGGAGATTCTATATCTTCTACTGCTCTAATGATGGCAATAACTGGTAATACATTATTTTAATTATGATACAACACGCTATTAATTTTCCTCAACAAAGAGTTGGGGCTGGAGTGAAAAGTAAACCTGAATGGTACGAGAATTGCATAGACTATGTAATAAGTGCTGGAATTTCATTTAATGATAGAAGTCAAGCTGAATTGCAACTTCAAGTTCTTCACGGAGAGATACCAAATGAGTTTTATAAAAAGACTTTAAATCCTTACAACGCGTCTAATGAACGTTATACTAGGTTTCCTGCAACTATGAGAAATTACGACATAATGTCTGACGTTATTAGACGTTATGTTAGTGAATATTTTAAAGGTGTTCACGAATTTGTAGTAGGTGCTTCAGACCCAGAAGTTGTTATTAGACGTAATGCCAAGCTTCGTGATGAAATAGCACAACTTGCTCAACAAGCATTTCAGCAAGAATTTCAACGTAGATGGCAGGAAATGCAACAACAAGCTATGCAACAAGGTACTCCTGTGGAACAACTTAATCCACAAGATGCAATGCCTAATCCTGAAGAATTTATAAAGAATTTTAATGAAAATTATGTTGATGAACGAAGCAAACAAGCACAAGATTTGTTGGATTATGTTCGACATATAACTGAAGATGCTTATGTTTATCTTTCTGCGTTCTTTAATTATGTTGCTTTAGGAGAATGTTATACATATTCTGATGTAAGAGGAGAAGATATAATAAAAGAAAACGTTCCTGTTCTTGAAGCGTATCCTATACCTAATTCTAACTTTTTTGTGGAAGACCATGATATGTTTGCAAGAAAGATGCTTTTATCTTATTCTCAAATAATAGATATGTTTGACGATGTAATGACGGCTAAAGATAAAGAATTTCTTGAAAAATATTATTCCAATGCTACACCTCAAGCTACTAGAACTCAATTTCTTTATAGTCATTATTTTGAATACAGCCCACAAAGTTGTGATAAGTTTGATGAAAAAGAGAGAAACTTGTTTAAAAAAGAATCTGTAAATATAGCTGCTGATAATAACAACTTGTTTGAAGTTTGGCATGTTGTTTGGAAAGGAGAAGCTCGTCAAGGAGTTTTAACTTATATCAATGAAATGGGAATGGAGTCACAACGTATAGTTGATGAAAGTTATAAACTCAATAGAGAAGCAGGAGATATTAACATAGAATGGCATTATGAACCTCAAATTTATGAAGGTTATCGCATAGGTACTCGTTATACTGGTATTTATCCTATAAAAGCACGACCTATTCCTTATGGGCGTGGGAATAAACTCCCCTATAACGGAATGATGGAAGTATTACCTTTTATGGGTAGATTTAGTATAGTAAAACTTATAACTCCTTTCCAAGTAATGCGCAATATCATTTCTTATCATAGAGAAATGGTTATTGCAAAAAACAAAATGCTTGTGTTGTTGATGCCAGAGTCATTGATTGCTTCTGATACTGAAGATAAGCTTTATAAAATGCAAGCTGACGGTGTTCTTATTGTAGACGATACAGAAGATGCAAACAGTCAAAAGATGGCAAACATAAGAATGCTGAATGCAAACATGGGTGATTACATAACACAACTTAGCAATCTAATGGCCGAGATAAAACAAGACGCTTGGGATACTGTTGATATGAATGCTCAACGTTACGGTGAAATTGCTCAGTCTGCTGGTGTATCTGTAACTCAAGAAGCAATAGCTCGTTCTTCTATGGGTAGTGTAATCATAGTTGCAATCTTTGATGAAATGCGTAGACATGATTATCAAAGAGATTTAGATTATGCTAAATTAGCATACATAGATGGTCTTCAAACATCATTTTTTGATGATAAACAACAAACTCGTTATCTTTCTCTTGATGTAGAGTCTTTCATAAATTCTGATTATTCTGTTTTAGTTAAGAATGACCAAAAGGAACTTGATAAAATTCAACAACTTCGTCAATGGGCATTTAGTGCTGCACAGAACGGAGACCTTGATATGGCAATAGCTGCTATTACTGGTAACAATGTTACACAGATTAAAGAAACAGT